TCGGGCTTGCGTCAGTCGGCGCGCGTGAGCGGCTGATCGACCTGGTCGGCGGCCTGGATGAATTCACGGCCGGAGCTGACCAGTTCCTTGCCGACTTCTACACCGACAAGGAGCGAGCCGACTCGCTGCGTGCGCGCATCACGCCGACACTCGACCAGTTCGGCCTCAAGACCGGTGCCGAGGATGCGCTGCAGCAGTTCCGCAGCGTGGTCACCGGGCTGGACCTGACGACCGAGGCCGGTGCGCGCGCGTACGCCACGCTGATGCAGATCGCTCCGACGTTCAAGCAGATCGCCGACGTCGACAAGGACGTACTCGAACAGGCGGCCGACTTGGCCAGCGGGAAACGCGAGCTCGAAATCCGGATCATGGAGCTGCTTGGCGACAAGTCCGGAGCGCTTGCCGCCACGCGTGCACTGGAGCTGGCAGGGCTGGACGCATCGCTGCGCCCACTGCAGCAGCGTGTCTACGCTCTGGAGGACGAAGCGGATGCGCTCGAAGCCGTCACCAAGGCAACCGAGCAGGTCAAGGCGAATGCTTCTGCGCTGCTGGGCGGCGTAGATGCCGCGTACGGCGTGCTCCAGCGCGTGACCGATCGCCAGAAGAAGGCGATGCAGGAAGACATTCAGATGCGGACCGAAGCGGTCAACAGCCTGAAAACCATGTCGTCCGCGCTGCGCAGCTCGCTTGACGGTATGCGGTCTCCGGAGCAACAGGAGGAGGATCGCTACAGCGGCATGGCGGAAGTGCGCGCGGCGCTGGCGATCGCCAAGGCCGGTGGTCCGCTGCCGGCTGCTGAAGCATTGCAAAAGGCGCTGGCCAAGGTCGGCAATGGCCCGTCGACGGATGCCTATGCCACGTATCAGGATTATCAGCGTGACCTGTTCGGCGCCCAGGGCGACCTGACCGAACTGGCCAAGCTGACCGAAGGTGCGCTGACGGTTGAAGAACAGGGCCTGAAAGCAGCTGAGGATCAGGTCAAGCAACTCGACGCGATGCTCGCGTGCCAGCAGGATCAGATCGACGTCCTGAAGGGTATCAGCACTATCGGCCTGTCGATCGAGCAGGCGATCAAGGCGCTGCAGGGCGCCATGGCAGCGGCGAACGCCAACCCGGTTGTATCGGCCGGCGCGGCGATCAACAACGCCTACCAGCAGAACCTGGGCCGTGCGCCCGACGCCGCTGGTTTGGAGTGGTGGAAGAACGCTGCCGCCGGCGGCGCGCCGATCGATCAGATCGTGGGCGGCATTGCCAACTCGACGGAAGCCGATCTCCGGAAGCTGTACCAGAGCGTGCTGGGCCGTGCGCCGGATGCCGAGGGTCTGCAGTTCTGGATGCAGGCCTATGGCCCGACGATGAGTGAGGCGGAGAAAGCGGACTGGCTGAAGGCGGCGCAGAAGGATGCGTCGAGCAAGCTGCCGGGCTTCGCAGTCGGCACCAACTACGTCAAGACCGACATGCCGGCAATGATCCACGAGGGCGAGCGCATCATGCCCGCGGCTGACAACCGCGAGCTGATGCGCCGGCTGGCCAGCCCGACCCAAGACACGGCCGCGCTTGAAGCGAAGATCGAGCGTCTGGCCGAGATTGCGGATAGGCAGCAAGCCGCGCTTGATCGTATCGCTGAAAGTTCAGAGGAGCACATGAAGATGTACCAGAAGAGTACCGGTGGTGGTGGCATCCAGTACGTGAAGGTGGTTGGGGCGGTGCCCGCATGAGTACCGTGAGCGCAATCGTTCCCCAGTCGATCACCACGGCAAAGCTGGTCAGCAGCAATGCTCCGGAGGCGGACTTCCCGGTCTACGACAAGACCAAGACGTACGCGGTGGGTGACCGGTGCATCAGCCCGGTCACCCACCGGATCTACGAGAGCATGAGGGCGAGCAACCTGGATAAGGACCCGACCGACATTCGCAACCGTGCGGCTACCGCGCCTTGGTGGGCCGACTTCGATCCCACCAACCGGTGGGCGATGTTCGACGGCGATGTTAGCACCCAGACAGTGGTGCCGACGTCGCTGCGCGTGGTGCTCAAGCCCGGGATATTCAACGCGGTCTACATGGCCGGAATCGACGCCGATGACGCAGTTGTCACGGTAAAGGACGCACCGGGCGGCACAGTCATCTTCACCAAGACCGTACAGTTGGAGGAAAGCCAGCCAGCGGACTACGACGAGTATTTCTGGATGCCCTTCAGGGCTCAGAAGGATTTGCTCATCGAGGGCATTGAGCAATATGCAAGCGCAGAGCTGGCAATCGATCTGCTGAAAGGCGGCGGCAATGTGCGGTGTGGAATGTTGGCGATCGGTGACCTGCGCGTTGTTGGGAAAACCCTCAGCGGCGTGAAGATCAAGCCGCGATCCTACAGCTACACCGATATCGATACCTACGGGCGCCTGAAAACGGTGCGCCGGCCAGCCACGTGCGACATGTCGCTGACGGCAATCGTCGAGCGTTCCGAGGCTGATTCGATCATCGATCTCGCGAAAGACTTGCTCGACGTTTCTGCCGTCTGGATCGGCAGTAATTTGCCGGGATATCGATCGCTGCGCGTCGTTGGGCTGGCCAGTTGCTCCATGGATTACTCCGGGCAGTACTGCCGCTTCAGTCTGGACGTCACTGGCGTCATCTCGACCGTTTCTCAATAAAGGAAAACCATGGCCATCCAGCCACCTGAAATCGATGCATTCCCGCCGCCACCGCAGCGGGGCAACAAAGAAACGTTCGCCGATCTGTTCGATGCCGTGATCACCTGGTTTTCGATCTCGGTGTCGAAGGTCGGGCAGGCGTGCTTGAGTGCCTACCAGAACGCCATTGCGGCCGCACTGTCCGCCAGCTCCGCTGAGGCGGCTGCCGAGGCAGCGACATTTGCATCCGGCGCCGCGCAGTGGGTTTCCGGCACTACGTACACGAAAGGCAAAGTTGTCTGGAGCGTAGCGAATGGGCGCACCTATCGACGGCTGATTGCCGGGGCTGGCACGACCGACCCAGCTGCGGACCGGGTCAACTGGGTGATTCTGTCGTCCGAGCCTGATGTGCTGGCTACCGCAACTGTTACGACGGCAGTGGCGAACATCGACTTCCTGAACGTCTTCACTGCAGATTACGACAAGTACACGATCGAGCTGCAAAACCTTAATACCGCAAATGGGAATGGGTCGATTGCTCTCCGACTCGCGATCGGTCAATCTGTAATTTCTAGTAATGCCTACCCAAACGGTATGCCAGGATCGTCGAACGGAACAGGGCCGCAAATAAATATTAGCTCAAGTGTTACAGGGGCGGGACCTTTCTCGATTGAAATCAGGAACACAAATTCTGCTACTGGAATTTGCGGCATTGGCGTTCGCGGACTTGCAAGCGATGGCGCGGGGAATTACTCTTTTATAGTGACTGAGGGCGCACTTACGGCTACTGGTGTTAAAACCGGATTCCGCATCCTCACTAACGGCCTATTCAATGCCGGCACTGTTCGTGTGTTCGGTCACAGGAATTAATAATGACTATTCAAGTAATGGTAGACGGCGTCGTGCGCGATGCCACCCCTGAAGAGCTGGCCGAGATCAAGGCGCGCGTGCAGGATGCGGCACAGCCGACGGTGCCTCAGGAGGTCAGCATGCGCCAAGCGCGTCTGGCTCTGCTCGGGCGCGGCGTGCTGGCCCAGGTCGACGCGGCGATCGATTCGCTGCCGAGTCCGGACAGCGAGGCGGCGCGCATCGAGTGGGATTACTCGAGCGTCGTGGCCCGCAACAGCCCACTGGTCACGATGATGGGCGCCGCGCTGGGCCTGGATGACGGCGCGCTCGACGAACTGTTCATCACCGCTGCACGGCTGTAACCCTCGCGGCCCATCCGGGCCCGCCCACCGAACCGCAAGACACAGCCCACTTCCGTGGGCTTTTTTACGCCCATCGAAAGGCGCCAATGAGCATCAGCAAGACCACCCCGCCGGAAGTCGGCAGCTACGCCGGCGCAGCAGTAACGGTCGCCACCTCCCTGACCCTGACGCAAGTCGGCGTCATCGTCGGCATCCTGACCGCGCTGCTGACGTTCCTGCTGAACGCCTGGTACACGCACCAGCGCAATTCGCGCGAGAACCGGCTGGCCGAGCTGGAGTGCCACGAACGGGAAGTGCGCCTGGCGCAATTCCTCGCTCAGCTGCAGGCCCCCGAAGCAAAACCGCATTTGCCAATACAGGAAAAACCATGAAATTCATCGACGATGCACGCGCGCAATTCCCGAAACTCTGGTCGGTACGCTTTGCGCTGCTGGCCGCCTTCGCATCGGCTATCGAGGCCGGCATGCACCTGTACGCCAGCGGCACCGCGCCGATCCTGGTGGTGGCCGCTGGCCTGACCTCGCTCGGCGCCGCGATCGCGCGCGTGGTGGCGCAACCGTCGGTGACCGGCAATGGTTAAGGGCGCGCCAACCCAGCGGCGCGGCTTGGTCGCGCTGGTCGGCGCCGTGGCCGCGACGGCGCTGCTCAGCTTCACGCCAGCGTTCGAAGGCACCGAGTTGTCCACCTATCGCGACATGGGCGGCGTGCTCACGTACTGCACCGGCGCCACCGAGAACGCGGCCTGGGGCAAGACGTACACGCCCGCGCAGTGCCACGTGCAGCTCGACCGCGACCTCGAGCGGCACGCCGCCGGCATCGCGATGTGCATCCCGCTCGCGCGCCTAACCGATGGCCAGAAGGTGGCCTTCGTCGATATCGCCTACAACATCGGTGTGGACGGCTTCTGCGGCTCGAGCATGGCGCGGCGCACGAACGCTGGCGACATGGTCGGCGCGTGCAACGCGCTCCTGGCCTGGAATAAGGTCAAGGTTCTGCGGCCAGTTAAAGGCCCCGACGGGAAGCCGCTCAAGGACGCGCGCGGCAAGGTCGTGATGCATTGGGTCTACGAGGAAGTGCGGGGCCTCACGCGCCGGCGCCAGGCCGAGCGCGAGCTGTGCTTGAAGGGGCTGTCATGATCCCGGTCCAGTGCCGCGCGCTGGCGGCCGGCCTGGGCCTGCTGCTGGCGATGGCGCTGGCCGGCGCCGCCGGCTGGTTCACGAACGGCTGGCGGCACGGTGCTGAGATCGCCGAGCTGCGGCGTGCACACGCCGAGTTTCGCGCCACGTTGTCTGAGGCTGCGCTTACCGACCTCCAAGCCGACACCGCGACAATCCGGCAGGCAGCCATTGAGCTCGCCACCATTCAATCCACCCTGGCGCCGCGAATGTCGGCGCTCACCAAGGAGCTGCGCAATGTCCGTAATGTCACGCCTCTGCCTGCTGATTGCAAGCCTACTCCTGACCGCGTGCGCAACCTCGAAGCCGCAATCGACGCCGCCAACAAAAGCATCCCTCGATAGCAAGTTGGCGACTCTATGCCCGCCAATCGAGCAACCCACTGCACCCGATTACGACGACTGGCAGGAGTGGGGTAACGGACTCATCACGCAATATGCGGTATGTGCGGCGCGCCACGCGAAGACGGTCCAGGCGTGGCCGAAGTAGCGGCGCGCCGCGGTCCGCCTTCGATCAAGACGCGCTGCATAACTCCCGGGGCAACCTCCAACTGGAGTGCAGCTTCCACGCCTGCCGCTAGGCCGAATGCAATCGAAACCGCAACGGACAAGTCGACGTGAGCTGCAGCAAGTCTATCGGTTCGATTTTCCATCCGTTAATCCTAACGTGCATGGACGACACATGGCGCGCTACGCGAAAAAGGGCCCAGGCTTGGCCAAAGTGAAGCGTTAGTGATAGGTCTTGCTCGCAACGCGGGTTATGGCCCGGCGGGTAGCTGCACCGGCGTCGTCGCCATGGTGCTCGTTCGCCAACTGGAGATCAGCTGCCATCGCGCTGGTGTCATGCTCATGTATGTAAATCTCAAGTCGAAGCCGCACGGCTAGGTCGAATGCATCGCCGCTGAACATGAGCGGATTCCAGCTGTGCACGATCGAGCCGTCGGCGAAGTGCAGGTTGACGAATCCTTCGCCATCGACCACCTCGACGCGCACGGCGCCGATCGCGCGCGCCGCCCGCTCCAGTAGCGCCAGGTCGGCCTCCGGAATATCTACTCTGGGCCGTTTTGGAGGCTCTCCCAGGTCGCCAGCGATCTCGTTGTCCATCATCATCCTTAGTCAGGTTTGATCGGTGCAGCACCGCGGCGTCGCGGGCCTCCATCACTTAGAACGCGCTGCACCACGTGCAAAGGCGTCGTCGGCTGGAGAACGCGCAAGCCAACATCGAGGCCGAACACGGCCGCAACATTTGCTGCCAGATCGACATAGGTCGCGGTGAGGTGATCTGTTCGTTTCTCCATGCGCTAAGTATGGCAGGGTAGACCGCCGGCGCTTGGTGAGAGGCAAAATTAGGCAGGCTGCATGCCGCGGCTGCTACGCTGTATGGATGAACAGTATTTCAGCCATGCGGTTCAAGCGGGCGCTTACGAAGGACGATCTGAAGGGAATCCAGGATCGCAACCCCGACTCGCCTGACGTGCGCGCGCTGCTGTGGGTGGTGGCGCGGCTGCGCGCGCTGGCGCTGCGGACGCATGACTATTTCCGGCAGGGCTCGTCGACGGCCCTGATCTTAGCCGACTCGCTGCGCACGATGCTCGAAGACGAGCGAGTGATTCAAGAGCAGTCACGCCTGAAGAATTAAATTGGTGCGCTATTCGTTATTGAGAAGGCCATTGAATTAGAATGGCCAACAAATGTCCAGTCTAATTTATTCCAAGCTCGGAACCCCGCTGTAGCCTTTCGGTGTATTTTTGTCTGGCCACCTGCTGTCTACTTTCGGGATCGAAGCGCAATAGGAGGATGGCACAAATTGCCCTGTTTGCACACCCCTACACCCCCATACTAAATGTCCCCGATGAACGAATTGATCCCACGCCATTTGATAATCTAGTGCTGAGGGATTTGAGTACGGATCACTGGAGCGAGGGGGAATTTTTAGTCCCTGCACAGCTGGGGGTTTTTCGTCCGAACTATGAGGCTCCTCTAATGTTTGACTTGTGCAAATGCCTGCTGCGACAAGCAAAAGGATAGAAACCGCAAATTTCATATGAATTCCAATAGTTAGGCACCTAGATAAAATGAAGGTGCCTAATAAACTTAAATTAAAATACCGTGAGTTCCTGCACACCAATCACCGAGACTTCGATACCTATATCGTACATATTGCTGCCTGCTGCAACTGATTCATCCAGCTTGAGAGGGTCTGCCGGCAAGCTCTGTGGGTAATAAGTGTGTGGTGGATGGCCAGGTTGGACTGGATAGCTGACATCTTTTGGGCCGGGGTCACTAGGAGTATAGCCTGGAAGTTGCACACCCCCACCACCCGCTGGGCCCCCACCGCCGCCGCCGCCACCGCCACCGCTACCGCCTACCGAACCGGCCCAGCCTAAATCAGGGCTGTTAGTGGTACCGTCGTAGTAAGATCCCGTCACTTTGTTCCCAAGTATATCAAATACCGTCCATTGTCCGTTGTCAGTATGCTGTGTTGGATTCTTCACCTTTACGTCTGCCCCAATTGCATTGTAATTGTCGCGTGTAGGTTCTCCCAACTCAAGAGCAATGATGGTTTCAAAAGCCGTGGCTTGCTGTTCGTCATATCCAAATATAGCGTGAGCTATTTCGTGAAGCAGACCCATTGCAGGTGACTGCACGCCCAAGACCCCAGAAGTAGATATAACTTGGAGTCCTTGGCTCGGATTCCACATCACCTGACCAGACAACGGCATTGCAATAGTCGGTCCATTCGCGTCTACATAAACTGTAAGATTTAGGTTCTGCAAAAAAAGTGCTGCTGTTGGGCTTTTATTTAAATACTGCAACGAAGAATTTACGTTGATCATATCTTCGGAAGTACCACCTGGAACTTGGATAGGCATTCGATCCTCATTAAATAAGTTAAAGTTTCATTTCTGCGCGTCACACGGACCAACTAAATACTACCCGAATATAATTCCAACAAACTATCCTAATGTAACATGCCATATTCTTTTTGTCACATTTGACTCCCCCTTTGCTTGTGTCGTCGCCCATCGCCTCGTTCGATGCTCCGCCGGCGCGGTGCTTCAGCCTTTGTCGACAAGATTTGCTGTGTTGCTAAACTGCATTGCCGGCATACGCTCTCTCATTGCCACTGCAAGGGTATGGCAATGTCGCACTAGGTAACTGGTCGCAGGAGCTCTTCTATCCGTGCCCCGAGTGCGCGCCAAGCGTCGTGCTTTTCTGTGACGTAGTCGTGGTGCAGGTAGTGCCGGCGGACCTTGCTGCCGTTTAATACGTGGTTCTGGCACCGGTCAATAGTATCGAGCGGCACGCCCAGGGCCTGCATCATCGTAGCGCCAGTCCGACGCAGGTCATGAGGCGTCCAATCGCCAGCCTTTCCACCGGCCAGAACCAGGGTGTTGTCGCAGCGCCGGTTCTTCATTGGCTTGCGCGTGCCGCCGTCTTTCGATTTCTTGAACATCGACTGCCTGTCGCCTATCTGCTTCGTAATGGATTTCGTGTCGATATGCGATTTTTCGTCGGCTGAAGGGAAGCACCAGCCCGAATGCCCAGTGACTGTCTGTAGCAGCTGGAACTGTGCCAGCGCAAAAGGTGACAGATAGACGCGCATGTCAGACACACTGTCTTTCACGTTTTCCTTTGGAATGAACCACTCGCCAGTGGCCAAGTCGACATCGTCCCAGCGAGCCATGCTGAGCTCCCCCACGCGGCACAGCGTCGATAGCATGATCCATATCGCGCGTTGTGTCGGCTTCGCCAGCGGCCTGCGTGCGCGGCGCTTGTCGGCCGCATTCGCGAACTGATCTTCTCCGAGCTGCAGCAGGTCGCGCAGCTCGGTAATTTCAGCCGACGACAATACGCGGTCGCTCTGGTTGTGCATGTCGTAGTCGGGCGACACAATCTTCTTGATCTCAATCAAGTCCATGAGATTTCCGTCCGCCATGAGCTTACGCCACGGCTGGCGTTTCTGGGCCCAAGCGAACATCTGCACCAGGCTGCTGTACAAGATGACTGCAGTTCGATTCACGCCGCGGTCAACTTGGGCGCGAAGAACATCGCGGATTTCGTGTTCGGTCAGCACCTTGACGCCGGTCGCGCCGATGGCCGGCACTACGTAGGCGCCAAACATGCGCTTGAGCTGTGCATTACCGTCCTTCCGCCGCACCCCATCCTTGATCCAGGCGTCGAACATATCCTCGACGGTGAGCTCGCCTACGCGCGCGACTTCGATCTCGACAAGCTTCGCTGCGACGGCCTGCTGCTGGTCGTGACGAGCCACCTTCTTGTCGGCGCCTGGATCGATGCCAGCAGCGACCTTCGAACGTGCTGCATCGCGCGCAGTGCGGATCGCGGACAAACTATTGGCTGGCCAAGTGCCGCAGGATTGGTCTTTCGATTTTCCGTCGAAGCGGTACCGGTAGTAAAATGAAACGGTGACTCCACCTGCCGCCTTCACCCGCACGCGGCCGAGCAAGCCGCCTTCGTCGCGCACCGTGGTGCCGGCCTGGTCAGATCGAATTGCCTCAAGTGTTCTTTGTGTCAGCTTGGCCATTTTTCGATGCACGGGGTCGGGTGAAAAGATTTTTACCCCTACAATTACCCCTACAGTTTGTCTGGCTCGTATGGTACAGCTTGGGACGATGTGGGACAATGCGAATTTTTAAGCCATTGATAAGAAAGGGGGAAATTCGGTTATTGGGATTTCTCGGGATTTTGTGGAACACTATAGAGATTGCATGGGGTGCACGGGGTCGGAGGTTCGAATCCTCTCGCCCCGACCAATAGATTCAAGTAGTTACGGCGAAAGCCGTAGAGAACAACAGCACCGGGATCAGATATTCATCTAGTCCCGGTGCTGTTTTTTTATGCGCGCGACGCGTGACGATTGGCGGCTGGACTTCAGGAAGAATGCATGGACCTGACC